GTCTACCGAGGCGCGGTGAGTGACCCCGTCAGAGTTGCGATCACTGACACGATTTTGGATGTGGAAGGAGGGCGCGTATGAGTCAGCGTCTCTTCTCGATCCGCTCCTTTGTGGCGATTCCGCAGGACATTCGCGACTGGACGCGTTTCCTCGAGAACATCCAGATCGTGGGCTTGTACAGCGGTGTTGGGAGTCCCGAGGGCAAGGTGATTGCGACGGTGGGCTCGCTCTACACGCGAATCGATGGAGGAGCCGGGACGACGTTGTACGTGAAAGAGGCCAACGCCACCGCGGTTGGCTGGGTGGCGAAATGAACATCGTGTCTTTCAATTATACAGTCTCTCAGGACCCCTTGGATGCTCTCGAGAGAATCGATGCACCGGATTTCGCGGGCAAGGTGGCGCGCCTGTCTCGCCGCATGGCTGCGATGGAACAAGCCGACTTGCCGCTGAAGCATCACTTTTCGCCCGGACTGTATCTGCGTGAAATCTTCATGCCTGCTGGGACCGTAGTGGTGGGCAAGATTCACAAGACCGAGCATTTCAACATCCTGGTCAAAGGTGCGTGCTGGATCATTCATGATGACTTCAGTCGGGAAGAATTGCGGGCACCGGCTGTGTTTGTCTCTAAGGCAGGCGTTCAGAAAGTGCTGTGCATCATCGAAGACATGATTTGGATGACAACCCACGTCACAGAAGAAACCGATCTCGTCAAACTTGAGCAGGCGCTCGTTACACCGATGCTACTGGAGAACCTGTCATGACTTGGGTTGCGGTCGCTGTGGGTGGGGGCGCCGTTTTGGGGGCTGTTGTTTCCTCGTCTGGACAGCAGTCTGCGGCCAATACAGCGGCTCGCTCGGCCGATGCAGCGGCGGCCGAACAGCGCCGCGAGTTCGATATCACACAGGGTAATGCGGCCCCATACATCACTGTCGGCCAGCAGGCGATCAACCGACTGGGATCGATTTACGGTTACTCGTCCAGTCCCTCCACAGCAGCGCCAAGCGGCTACACAGGCAACAACCTGCCCACCGGTGGCACATCGGTCTCACGTGGCGGCCAGGTCGATCCCTCGACACTTCCGGTTCCGTATGGCCACTCGAATGGCGCCACGTATTCCAATGGCGCGGCGACGTCCTACAACAATCTGACACAGTCTGCAAATCCCGCCACGCCGGGCGCTCCCGCACCGGTCGCGGGCACTCCAGCGGCTCCTGCTGCGGGTGCGGCTCCGCTATCGGCCCCAGACTATTCGAGCTTCTTCAAGTCACCCGACTACCAGTTTCGACAACAGCAGGGCACGCAGGGCATTGAGAACTCGTTCTCGGCCAGCGGCGGCGCGAAATCAGGAAACGCCCTCAAAGCGCTCGCGGACTTCAATAGCAATCTGGCTTCTGGTGAATTCGGGAACTACTTCAACCGTCAGGCCGCTTTGGCCGGTGTCGGCCAGACTGCGACGGGCCAAGTGGGCGCAGCCGGAGTCGCAGCCGGCGGCCAGATCGGCAACTCGCTGATCGCAGGCGGAGATGCGCGCGCTTCAGGTATCGCAGGTCAATACAACGCGATTGGCACGGGATTAAGTGGAGCGGCTCAAGGTTTGGGCTACTACCTGAAGAATAGCCAAACGCCGAACAACGATCTGACTTACGGCGAGGCGATGTCTGACCCACGCTTGAAGACGGACGTGAAGCGCGTGGGCAAGACCGATGCGGGTTTGCCGATCTATCGCTTCCGCATGAAGGGCGACGGGAAGATGCAGATGGGCGTCATGGCGGACGAGGCCCAGAAGAAGTTCCCCGGCGCCGTCAAACAGGGACCCGGCGGCTATAAGAAGGTCAACTATCTGGCGGTGCATTGATGGCCGTTCCCACCGTTCAGCCGATCAACCTGTTCCAGAACTATCTGCAGGGTCGCGGGGCTGCGCAGGATGAGCAAGGCGCCAACATCAAAAACGCGCTGGCTACCCAGAATCTGGGTCAGGTCACACGTCAGAATGCGCTGTACGAGGACCCGAACGCGACGCCGGAGCAGTTTGTCCGTGCTGGCGACACGCAGACAGGAAACGCCTTACAGGGCGTTCAGGACAAGAGCCAGAACGATAAGACTCAGGCCGTCTCGCAACTGGGCGCCGTAGCTCAGCAAGCGTTGTCGATCACCGATCCGACCCAGCGCCGCGCCTTTCTACACAACGCGCAGAACGTCTACGCGCCTGCCTTCAAGGCACTGGGAGGCGATCCTACACAGGCATTGGATAATATTCCCGACGACCAGCTGACCCAGCGCTTGCAGCAGGTCGCACAGTTCGCCACGCCGAAGCAGCCGATTGCGGTGGCTGAGGGGGCCTCGCTCGTCGCCCCCAACGGTCAGGGCGGCTATGCGCCGGTCTTCCAAGGTGGTGGCAAGCCCCTCGACGAGCTCACGAAGCTCAACGAGGACCACAAGAAAGGACTGATCAGCGATGCGGACTACGCCCAGCGCCGCACGATGATGACGACGCGTCCAAGCGAAACACCGAGTGGCTATGAGCGCGACCCCACGACACCGGGCGCAATTCGTCCTATCTCCGGCGGCCCGCACGATCCGAACGCGGTCTCCGGCGGCATGGACTCGCGCTCGAGCGTGATGTTCAACCGTGTCGCAGCATCCGCTCAGGCGGCCACGAAGGCCATCCAGAACATCATGGAACTGCCCATCAGCACGAGCACGGGTTGGTTTGGAGGCGCGCAAGCCGGCACGAGTCTCCTAGGCTCGGTCAAGGCAGTACTCGGGCAGAAAGTCACGAGCCAGGAGGCGCAGGACTTCAAAACGATGGTCGCCGGTGTCTCGCGCAACTTGTCCACTATCGAGACGGCCGGACTGGCGCCCAACGGAGCCATCACTCACTCGATGGATGCGGTGTTGCTGGGCGAAGGCGATACCCAGATGACCAAATTGCGCAAAATGGCTGAGATGCGCCAGATCGTCGAAGAGAATCTAAAGCCGCAACTGGCCAATCCAAAGCTAGCGCCGCAGCAGAAGGACCTGATTCGCAACATTATCGGCGGTGTGCAGCAAGCCGTGCCGTTCACGCATCACGACATCACTCTGCTTCAGGGCTCCAAGAACCCGCAGGCCACTATTCAGGATTTTGCTACGCAGCAGGGACTGAAAACTGGAACGCCAACTGCTTCAGCAGCGACTGGTCCCGCGAACACTGGCGGCCTTGATACTTCCAAGTATGCATTGGCCGCAAATGATCCCTCGACCAACACGTCAAATTGGGATAAGCGTGCCGATGGAAGCAACAAAGGCAATGGCTTTCTGGGGCTTCTCAAGCGCCCCGATGGCAAGGTCTCCAGCGAAATTAGTGTGGGAGTAGAGATTGGGGGCAAAGAGGTTGAGGTGCCTACGATGGTGCCAACTCTCTCGCAAGGCGAGTTGGATTACCTGATGACCCATTCCGTGGATAATGGCACACCGCTGCCCCGGAGCATCATTCAGAAGGCCACGGCTTTCGCCAAACAGAGAATCGCGGCGGGGAAGAGTCCCTTTGCCGGCGCCAACGAGAGCCCTGGTGCCACCGCTTCACCCGGAAGCCAATCGGGGCCGGTCAAGGTCAATAGCCCACAGGAGGCGATGGCTCTCCCCTCGGGCACGCAGTTTGTCACGCCCGACGGCCGGGTCAAGGTGCGGCCCTAGTGGCTGACGCCTGGGATCAATTTCCGGATGCGCCGAAATCTGCGGCGGCTGACCCGTGGGCGCAATTCCCAGATGCGAAGCCGTCTGCTCCAAGTGCGACCGCAGCGCCAGAAACGGCTGGCCGTGTAGCTGGGCTGACGGGTCGCGCGGCTCTGTCCGGTGTCAGCGATCTGGTGAATGCTCCGGCGAACATCATGAATCTCGCCGATCGAGGCGCCATCGCCATCCGAGCTCGCATTCGAGCACTGATGGGAATGCCGGCGGAGAATCTGCAACCTCTTGGAGGCACGCCCACGCCCGGCATGGACTCACTGGGCATTCAGAGCACCTTGGGCACGTTACGGCTACCGACGCCGCAGGGCAGCGGCGAAAACCTCTACTCAGCCGCTGTACGCGGCGCCACAGGGGCTGCGTTGGGCGGAGGAGCTGCGGGCGTCAATGCGCTTCGTGCCGGGGCTTCAGGCGCCGCCGGCGCGACGGCATCGGAAGGGGTCCGGCAGGCAGGCGGCGGCCCGGGATCGCAGATTGTCGCGGGGATCGTTGGAGGTGCACTGCCTTCAGCGGCGGGATCGGCTGCGCGAATCGGCACTCAATTGGTGGGGAATGCGTTACGGCCGGTAACACAGAGTGGACAGCAAGCGGTTGCCGCTCGAGTACTGCAGAGCCAAGCGCGCGACCCGGCGTTGGCTGCGCAGAATCTGGAGAACGCTACCGAAGTCGTTCCCGGCTCGGCGCGCACGATGGGAGAAGCCTCTAAGGACACCGGTCTCCTGGCAGTCGAGAAGGGGTTGCGAGGCCGCTACACGGCGGATTTCGGTGACCGGCTCTCCGAGCAGAATGCTGCTCGTCAGGCTGCGCTGCAGGGCATCGCTGGTAACGAAGCCGATGTGACCGCCGCGGAAGCCGCGCGCACAGCGGAAACCAAACCTATGCGCGAGCAAGCCCTAACGTCTGCGAATGACAATACGATCCGGGCTCAGACGCTGACTTCTGACATAGAGAATCGGTTTAAATCGAAGGCTAGCGCGCTCCAAGACAAGGGGCGTTTCGACACGCTTCTATCGCAGTCCACTGCGCGTGCGGGAAAACCTTATGTTGCCGTTAGCGGGGAACCTTCCGTTTCAGGGCGCTATAGCCCCTATCAAGGTCGTGCCGAAGAAGCTGCATCAGCCTCTACAGATACAGCACCGATCATCGCTCAGCGACAAGCGGAACTGGAATCCGCTCAAAAACAGTTGGCGCAGTTGAAGGCGTCGGGCTCGTCACCGCTTGAGATTAGCCAGGTCACGAACAAAATAAACGGCATCTTGCGAACTCCAGGATTGCGGGCATCGCAGGTGGTAACCAAAGCCCTCTCAGCCGTTGGTGACAAGATTAATTCCCTGGCCGATGAGAACGGCGTCATTGATGCGCGCGATCTGTACACCGTTCGTAAGGAACTCGGTAACTACGTAGAGCAGGCCGCCAAAGATTCATCTAGTTGGGATAAACGCCTGAGCGCAGGGTTGCAGATCGATCTGCAACATTCAATCGACAATGCCATCGAAAATGCAGCTCCAGGCTTCAAAGCCTATCTACAGCGCTATTCAGACCTATCGAAGCCCATTGATCAGATGAAGGTCATGCAGGAGATCGAGCGCCGCGCCAATCTAACATCTTCGGACGTCAGGACTGGGCAGCCCTTCATGGGCTCGGCAGGGTTTTCGCGGGCGCTGGATAACGCATTGGCTGAAGGGAAGCTTACTTCAGGGCAGATCACTCAACTGAAAGCGATCAAAACGGACCTGCAGTACGGACAGGCGATCAACAGTCCGTTGATTAAAGCGCCGGGCTCGGATACCTACCAGAATCTGTCAATCGCGCAAGTATTGGGAGCCGGGCCGAATCCTGCGAATGCGGCACTACGCATAGTGTCGAAGCCGCTCGAGTGGCTCTACAAAGCGTCCGGATCGGATACGCGTATCAACGATCTTCTGCGCGATGCGGCGTTGGATCCCAAATTCGCTGCGGCTCTGCTGCGTCGCGCGACACCGCAATCCACCTACCAGCTATCAGAGGCTCTGAAGAGGATGGCGGTGTCTGGGGGGCTCGGCGGGGCTGCTGGGATTCCCGGTCAGCTATCAGGATCATCAACACCGCAAGCCACGTCAGGAAACAGCCCGTGATCGGTCCTATGACCCATCCAAAAGCGGCCCCGGGGCCAAATAGCAGCAATGCGAATAGGCCGTATCCAATTCTGCGCAGGGTTCTCATGACTCCAGTATGCCATAGCGTGCCCTGATGCCCGCTGTTTACACCGGCACGCACTTTGTCCCGATTTTGCCCACCGGACTGCCGATTCCCGGGGCAAAAGCGACGTTTTCGATATCCGCGAGCGCGACTTTACAGGATACGTACACTGATCAGACGTTGGCGGTGGCGAACACCAATCCGGTCGTGGCGGATGCGAATGGTGTTTTCCCGCCCATTGTGCTGGATCCGTCCCTCCCGAACTATCGCATGACGTTGACGGACGCCAACAACGTCCAGAAAGACCAGCAGGACAACATTCCCTCGAGCCAGAACACGGGACAGACCTTCCGGCTGAAGTCTACCGCTCCATTTCTGCTCTTTGAGGAAACAGACGCGAGCGCGGGCAACAAGAAGTGGCGTATCCGGGTCAACAACGAGCAGCTGCTGATCGAATTACTCAGTGATGATGAGAGCCTGTCAACGACGCTTTTAACGTTGGATCGCACCGGACTGACGGCCGATACCGTCCTGGCGGGGGTTGTCACAGGCGTTTTCACGGGCACGTTGACGGGGATGACCGCAACGGTGACAGGCAATGTCACGTACACCATCATCAACAACTGGTGCACGCTGCGGGGTGTCTTCTCAGGAACTTCTAGCACGACAGGCATGACGATGACGGGCTTACCAGCAGCCGTACAGCCCACGGGAAGTGCCATCTGCGTGTCGTGTGCATTGACGGATAACGGCGCCAATGCAGGCGGCTGGGCGAAGATCCTGGCTAGCGCGAGCACGATTACCTTTGGCAAGGGCATCGACAACAACGCTGCGGGATTCACGGCAGCAGCAGGGAAGGGATTGGCGTCAGGCTGGTGCATTGGTTACCCGTTGACCTGACATGGCTTACCAAATCTTCACACTTCCCTCACAGCAGGCCCTCGACACGGCTGCAAATGTCCTGTCTGGCGCAACCCTCACATTTAGTCTAACTGGAGTATCGACGCCGACTGACGCCTTTAGCGATGCGGCACGTACGACGCCGGTCGCTAATCCTCTGCCTGCAGACTCGGCTGGCGTCTTCATTCCGATATTCCTGGATCCTTCTATCAGTTATCGCATAGTGCTCAAAACACAGGGCGGTTCGGTACTGAAGACGTGGGATCCGGCGAATGAGAACCTACTGGCTTACTTTCTCGCGGCGCTGACCGCGAACGTACTGGGATTGATTTTCTATCCCCGCACCGCCGCCGAGATCGCAGCCGGGGTGACGCCTGCGAACTATACGTACAACCCTGAAATCCCGATCATGGATCTTCGGCGCTTCGGGCTCAAAGCCGATCGCAGCACCGATGATGCGCCGGTCATCAATGCTGCTTTGATCATAGCGGCACAGATTGGCGGCGCAGTGCTGCAATTCCCCGATCAGGGGATTGTGCGGATCAAATCCAAGATCGTGGTCACGCAGCCGAATGTGATCTTCCGCGGGATGGGCCGTAGTTCGATCATCGAGCCGGACACCGCGAACTTCGATCTGTTCCAGGTCCTCGCCAACGATACGACCTTTGAGAAGTTGTCGTTTTATGGACAAGCCAGCGGTACGGGAACAGTGCAGATGGGTATCAACTCCCTACAGGCAACCCCCGCATTACGTCTGCGAGTACGCAACTGTTATTTCGGTGGATCTTCTTCCAGCGCCCGTCTGAACGATGCCATCAAATACGATACGGGATGCTCATACGGTGAATTCTTCTTCAACACGATCGAGGAGATGCAAGGCGCCATCTCAGGTACGGGATATGGCGTTCTGGCAGGTGCCGTGGACGCCTTGAAATGCATGGGGAATTCTGTCTACGGCGCGACGGGGCGGGGACGGCATGCGTTCTATCTGTCCACGGGAGCGCGCTACTGCCAGATCGTGAATAACTTCTCCACGGGCATGAATCAGGAGCACATCACGCTCAATGCTTTGGTCTCCCAAGGGGATAATGCTTATAATATCGTGCAGGGGAATGTATGTGTGGGTGGAAATCCAGACCCCAGCACGGGAGCCATCAGCGTGTGGGGCAAGAATACAGCCAACACGATCGCCGACAACGTCATTATCAGTCCCGGACAGATGGGGATCGTGGTCAGTTCTTTGAATGCCCCCGGCGGGGATTGTCCATCTGTCGATAACATCGTTCGGGACAATCTGATCTATCTGGCGGGAACCAGAGGAATAGAAGTCATCGGCACCAGTCGTACATGGCTATCGGGAAATAGAATCAGGGAGAGCTCACAGATTTCCGCCGGCGTATCTTCCAATATTCGACTGGTAGCCTCCTCCGGCGGCCAAGGCGTGACGGACTGTCTAGTCACAGGAAACTACAGCGATGGTCCCACGAATGCTCGCTCGGCATTCCAGATCAATGCCAGTGCTCCGACTCCCACAGGTACCTATCTTGCCGGTAACCACTTCCCGGTCTGCAACGTCACGGATATCGAGTTGGGAAGTGTTTCGGTCAGCGGGACGACCCAACAGGTCGGCGTGATCGCCAAGCGCATCACCATCACCTATAGCGCCTCGATGACCATCGATGCCTCTATTGGCAACGAGTTCGACATCACCGCGACCAATGGTACAGCCTTCACCATCAATGCGCCGACGAACCCTGTGGACGGGCAGGCAATCACCGTCACGATAGCCAACAACTCTGGGGGTGCTCTGGGCGCGGTGACGTGGAATGCAGTGTTCAAGATGTCAGCCTGGACGCAGCCGGCGAATAACAACAATCGCAGCATCACCTTCAAGTACAACGGGACGAACTGGCAGCAGATCAGTCAGACCGGCGTGGACGTTCCCAATTGAGCGTAGTACCACGAGCGCGCCCAGTCTGGTCCGTCATCCCGGACGGGCGTGACGGTAAAGCCCTTGGCTGCCAGAAGGCTCGTCACTTGCGACAGCGTGCGGAAATGCTCGCCATCGCCGCGTTGTTACGCGATGACGTAAAGGAACAACAAGATGACAGGGGTTGAGGAGCATTCCTGGTCGCCTGAGGGCCCGGAATCAGGGCAGGTGAAGTTGGCGAGGTTGTGGGTCTATATCGATGGGGCAGTACATGACTTAAAGACCTGGATCGGCAAGCTCAAGTCAGTGCGGGGACCTGAGGATTACGAGAAGTCAGACTCGGTGATGATCGAGTTTCTGGAGAAGATGAATCGGGTGCTGGAACGCAGACCTGCGAACTATCAGAACGGAGACGATGGCAGTAACGAGAGTGTCAAGAAGTGGCTGGCAGGCTTTGGGGCATCGCTCACGCTGATCGTGATCGTGGCGGCCTGGAGCCAGTCGAACCAGTTGGCGACCATTACGACGAAAGTGGAAGACATCCGCGAGCGCATAAAGGCACAAGATGACCGAATCGCAAGACTCGAGCTGCAGCAAGCCAATGAACGATCGCGTATCCCAACAGCGCCGTGAGCATTCTCCGGACGATACCGTGCACGCGGAGGCGCACGCGAATGTGAACGTTAACCGGTTCACGATGCCGAAAGATCCACGCGAGATTCTGGTCGCCACGCTGCTGTCACTGTCGATCCTGATCAACGTCACGCTATATTTCCAGTTGCGCCATACGGAGCAGACAGTCGATTTGGATCGCTACGACGACAATACGTTTATCAACGGGCGGTTCGCCGAACTGGCCTCACAGGTCAAAGCGGACCACGATTTAATTCAAGCTTACGGGCTGCAAAAAGCAGTCAAGGAGAAATGAAATGGGTGGCGGCGGACACGTAATAATTCGCAGCGTGGTCAAAGATCAACTGAATGATCCCCTTGTCCATGGCATGTTGCCAACAGAATTGCGCACGCCAGTGGATGCGGTACTGGCGAAAGATATCGCCGACTGGACGCACGTCGATTGCCTCGTGGCAGGGGCGGCGGTGACCTGGGCGCTGTGTAATCTGTGACCGGTACCGAGACAGCGCTCGTCATTTCAGCTTGCGGGACGTTTCTGACTGCCCTGACATCAGCCTATGGCGTCATGGTGTCGCAGAGAAATTCCCGCAAGCTGACGGAGTTGCACGAGTCCACCAATGGGCTGGCTTCTCGCAACGAGGCGATCGCCCAGAAGCTGGGAATTGCCCAGGGGAAAGCCGAGGAAAAGAGGAATCCAACCTCATGACCGAAACACTCGGCCAACGACAGCGCAGGTTTCTTCCCCTGGTCGCGAAGCTGATCGACTACGCCTATTCACAGGGCTTCGAACTCACCGCCGGCGAACTCTATCGCACGCCCGAGCAAGCCGCATTGAACGCGCAGCATGGCTCAGGCATCACGCACAGCCTCCACACGCAGCGTCTGGCGGTCGATCTGCAACTGTTCAAGGATGGCATCTACATCACTGACCCGGCCGCGTATAGGCCGCTGGGGGAATTCTGGAAGGCACTCGACCCGGACGCCGCTTTCGGTGGTGACTTCAAGACGGTTGACGCGGACCACTTTTCCCTATCATGGGCGGGTACAAAATGACATTTGGCGCCAAAGCTCTTCAGGTCCTGAAAACCGTAGCCCCCACGATCGCTATGGGGGCGCTGGGGCCGTTCGGGCCGCTGGCTGCTGGCATTCTCTCGGCAGCGCTCGGAACGCCTGCAGGGGACGACAAAGCGGCCGAGACGGCGCTTCTCACCGCGACTCCGGACCAGCTGCTGGCGTTGCGCCAGGCGGAGAACAGCTTCCAGATCCAGCTCAAGCAGTTGGGCATCGACGAAGAAAAGCTGGTCTACGAGGATGTGGCCAATGCCCGGGGACGGGAGATCGCCACCCGCGATACGACGCCGCGGTACATGGCCTATCTGATCACGGCCGGTTTCTTCGTCACCTTGGGATACCTGATCGTCTATGGCAAGCCGCAGACCGGCGGGGACGTCATGCTGGTCATGGTGGGCGCGCTGGGGACGGCTTGGGCAAATATAATTTCGTACTACTACGGGTCCAGTGCGGGCTCGGCCAGCAAAACCGACACGATCAATAAAATCGCTGAATCTAAACCTTGAGGTGATCTATGAACATCGTCCCGTTGCTGCTGCAAATCGGAGCCCTGTTCTGCCTCTTCTGCGCTGCATTCAACCTGTTCACCGCGCCGCCGAACAAGCCGGCCTGGGGCTGGCTGGGTATGTTCCTCTGGTTATTGTCGCTCATGCTGACCGCGCAGCTGCACGCAACGTCGGGTTAGAGAAAGCGCATCGCAGCAAAAATATATGTCGCCGCCGCTACCTCATTTCGCGTGGCTGCGGCGTCATGGTAGGTCAGGAAGCGCAATGACAGGGATGTCACTTTTCGGTTCGACAGCACCTCGCAGCCAGTCCCGTATCGCCTGATCGCAATCAGCCAGGGGCTCGAGGAGGGCGCGCGCGGCGACTTCACGCGCCTGCAATCGCTCCACCTCCCGATTCTGCCGTGCGTAGTTCCCCAGCGCTTCGGCCCAGCAGGCCTTGAGACGCTCGATTTCGGCGAGGTGTTCCGATTCGAGCACATACCAGTTGCCCGGCCGCGGGGTGCCATCCTTGTTAGGCAGAGGTAACGTGCCGCGCCAGGCGTGCGTGTCGAGAAAATAGACGCGGTCCTTTGTCATGAGCGCCTCCAGCGTCGAATCTCGACGGGCCCGAGCTGAGCCACCCAATCGTAGATAACCTGCGGTGCGCTGGATGAGCGACGCATGAACGAGAATCGCCACTGCTCCAGCCGTGCTCCCCCCCACACCAGCCTGCACCAGCGGAAGTCCTTCACATTCTTTGCCGGCGAACCAAGAGCCATAGAGCAAACCTCGCAGCTACATCCCCGAAGGGCAGGCAGATAAAAACGACCATGGCGATGAAGGCTTTCAAGTTGAGTTACCAGCGCGTCGCTCGAGCAATTCTCGAAGGGCGGCCGCGACGTCGATGTCTTCCTTCACGCCGCAGTTGGGAAGCGCGGCACGTTCCTCAAATTCCTCGAGGAGTTCGGCAAGGCGTTCGTCACTTATTTTCATAGTTGAACCGGTCACAAATTGGTGGAGGGCGTCGGATTCGAACCGCGTCGGGCACCTTTCGGTCCACGCCTTGGTAAGGGGTTGATCAGTTCCCCCGCCGGCCCCAGGCCATACCCCCCAATTTCACTCAGTACGCTCCGATAGTTGGGACTGTAGGCGTTTCACTTCGTCGGGATTCTCGTCGCGCCAAGTCTGCCAGCTTTCGTGCTCCAGCTTCCACTTGATCCATTTTGGGTGATCCGGCTTCGCCGGATACGGTTCACGATAGTTGTGGCAGCGGCTGCAGCGCTGGTGGCCGTCCTTCTGGTGCTTGCCACAGAAGTACAGCCCACAGCCTTTCTCGCCGCCGTACGGCTCTCTACCGCAGACATAGCTGAGTCCTCGGTCGATCTCTTCGGTACAGCCAGGTGCGTCGCAGTAGGCTAGGACGCCATAACCGATATCGCGATTCCACCTTGAGTCATAGCCGATTGCCCAGCCCATTAGCCGCGCTCCGCCGATGGGTTGACGGAACGTCGGAAGTCGCGGACATCGCGCATCTCTTCCCGGACCACCCGCGCAATCTCATTGCGAGCGAACTCCGTTATCCACCGCATCATGGCAGCGCGATACCTAGATCCGTCTGGGTCCGGCCAGTAGTCGGTTTCTCGTGGCTCAGGTCTCATGAGGCGTTGTCGTTTGATGAGGAGAGCGCGGCCGCTTTTCCTTTCTGTAGTTCGGATTCCCGATACCGATTGGTTTGTATCCGAGCGGCTGGATCGGCAGGGAATAGGCCAAGTCCTCGGGCCATCCTGCCTTCATCCGGCCTCGAGCCCTATGGCAGACCTTACAGGCGCGTAGCCCGAAGGATGGCCCGGGCGTCTTGATGTAATACGTATTCTCTTCGTTGAACTCGTGCCCACGCTTGCACTGCTTCAAATTGGCGTAGTAATAGCGATCCTTTGCCCGACACTCAGCCATGTTTTCTAGATGCGTGCCAATCTTCAGATGCGCCGGGTTGCAGCACGGCGGATTGTCGCAGGAGTGCATGACGACCATGCCGTCTGGAATGGGGCCCTTCGCCAGCGTGTATATGAGCCTGTGGGTGCGCCACTTCTCACCGCGGTAGGAAATGTCGCCGTAATTGCGCGGCGGCTTGTGGCAGAAGCCCTGGAAGATCATGCACCCTTTGTCGTTGGGTAGGCACTTCCCAAGCAGGTATGCGATCACCTGCCAGTCGTATTCATCCGAAGGCAACTCCGGATTGAACCAAGGATGCTTTCGCTCGCTAGCGCTTTTCATATGTTAAGTGAGCTTTTGTCACGGTTTCCGAAAAGCCTCTCATCCGAGCAATTCCAGGTTGTGCTGTACGCCCGCCGAGCGGCCATCCCAACGTCGCGCCGAGGCGTGGTGCTCGATCCGATCCATCATGACCAGCGCTCGCGCCCATTTCGACTTCGGCGTATAGGTGCCGCTCCACGCCTGATCGAGTCCGATATTGCGCGCCACATTGCAGGAGTCGGCCGAGGACAGTGGGAGGTGACTGAAAATCACCGGGTCGAGCATGCGCAGGCCGTGGAGCTTGGTCCGCGGGAAGCCCTCGTCGTCGCATAGCACTCCCATGATCTCGCTCATCCGGGACCACCACGCAGGCGTGCCGGGGTCGCTGTACTGGCCGGAGCTGCCGAGCGCGATACGCGGGTAGGCGGTCAGGCGCTCGAGCCGCTCCAGGCTCTCGTGGAAGTGGTAGACGGGCACTGAGACCTCCCCGGGCAGTCCCCACTCAGCCAGGAGGGCGTCGTTCTGGGCTTCCGAGCCGTCGATCACGTCAGGGATTACGCACCATTCGACGCACGGGTGGCGCAGCCAGTGGGCAGCCCAGGTCTGGTAGCCGGCGAAGTCGTGCGACCGACCGGCCCGCCACGCGCTGAAGGCGCCGTTGTCGAGCACGACCGACTGGCAGATTTCAGCCGCTTCTTCGATCTGACGATGGTCCTCGAAACTCACCATTGCGTGACGCGCGCGCATCGAGCGCAACATGTCAGCGACGGGAGTCATCGGCAGACCGTGGTAGTGGATAATGATCAGTACTCCCACCAGTACTGAGCGAGCAATATCCGCTGGACGTGAGGCGCTCCCCGGAGCGTATTGGTGAACTGATTCCGGCATTGCGTACCGGGCGCGACATTGCATGTGGGGCACAACTCATAGCTGGCGAAGCGATACATCGCGAACGCCGCGAAGGGGTGCAGTTGCCAAAACCAAAAGATTCTGTAGCTCATGGCACCTTCCGTTCGGCGACCAGCCCGCGCTTGATGCACGACTGAATTGCATTCCCCCATGCCGAGCGGCGCTCGCCGGCGGGGCTCACGAGATCGAAGCCCTCGACGGTCCAGCCCTTGGCGAGCAGGGCGGCCACGTCGGCCCAGCGGGTAAGGCGTGGTGTGTCGCTCATAGGGTCGGATGTAGCGCTTCGCGAAATTCCTTCGCGCTATGGTCAGCGAGTCTCCCAGTAACGCTTTCGAGATGAGCCACGCGTTTGCGCAAACGCTGGATCTCGACCTCCTTCTCCTTCCACTGGCAACCCTCCTGGAGGCACTGATTCACGCAGTCGCGCACATTGAAAGTCATACGTTACCTTCTGCGCTGACCGCGCTTCTCGCGAAAGGACTGCGCCAACCTGATGCATACACTCCGCAATAGCTCTTTAGAGATTCGATATCGGCTTGGAGACGGATGATCTCGTCAGCCAGCACGACTGCGTCAGAATCGGTACCGTGACGCTGAGCAAGTCTGCGATGCATCTCCGCCCACGCCAGTGCTTCTTTGAGGCGCTCATCCATTGGACTGTAATCGCCGCATAAAAATCCTCTCGCCCTTTGCCACAGCAGCTCGCGCCGTCTCAATCGTTACGGGACCATTGAGACCGATATGCCTTCCTATCTCCGCGAAGGTCAGGCCGGCGCGCCGCAATTCTGCAGCGCGCACAGCCCGCTCCTGGGAGCGCAAGTGAATTTCCCTAGCCGTTGCCATCGGTGACAGGCATTACGTTGTCACGACCGCCAGCGGTGAATGTCGCCGATTCAACGGTCTGACCGATGCCAATCAGCTCGTGGACGAACTCCTTCGCCTTTTCGTTGGCGTCGCTAGCAGGATTGCTATTGTGGTGAGAGCCGGTGCCCTCGATGTGAATGACCCAGTTGCCCATCGTCGTCTCCTCTGTTGAAAACTAAAAGCTAACCCGTGGAATCAGCGCGTGAGCTTCGCCCGGCGGTGCCCGCATTACGGGATACACCGCCGGGGTCGGCCCTTCTCTCGCTATGGCGGGTCTCGGCACTGCAGGCAACTCCGGTGATCTGGGGCGTCCCCCTCGAGCCGGCTACAGAGAGCGCTCCGGGCCTGCAGACCCCGCGCTCGGTATGACTTTGCCAGGGGCAGCTACTCCCCCACGAGACCCTTGGTGAATTCATGGTTTCTGACCTGCTGCGTGCTGTTCAGATGGCATCGTGAATTTGATCCACGGATAGGCGCTGTCGATTAGGGTTAGGTGCCCGTCCTTTTCCAGCAGCTTGAGCGTGTTCCAGATGGGTTGAGTCATCTCGAAAGTGCTCACCTGTCTCGTGCCGCTCTGTCGGAAGTAGGCGAGCAGCACGTCGCTCTTGGCGCGATCCTTCACCGGGATATCGTCCAATGAAGTGAAGTGACAAAGTCTGACGCCGTAGCTCATGTCTCGCTCACAGCAGGTAATAGATCACATAGAACCAACTGAAGATGCCGTGCAGAATTGCCCAGCCTACCGAGTGGTTAACGTTGAAGGAGATCGCCATCGCGAGGGCGCACCCGAAACCTATGCCCGAGGATGTGGCGCTGCTTGTGCTGCTCATTTTGTTACCTTTGTAGCTTCCGACCCGTTCACGGCATCTACACAGAACGTGCACGAGCCTTTACGAAAGCCGTGTTCACAGTTGGCTTTCTCAGTGGCTCTTTGCTCGCGATCCTCGCGTAGTAGTTGCTGGTGTACGATGCGCGGCGAGTTAGCAAATGCCTTCTCGATTGAAGGACCGGGATGAGGCGTCGGTTCTCCTGCCGTTTCCACCGGTGAGCCATCACGCGCCGCAGCGATTTCTTCAGGCGTCAACCCAGGGCCGGTGCTCCCGAGCGCCCTGTAGGCGTCTTGCAGTGGTTGCGCAATGTGCGTGTACCACTCACGGCGCTCGATGTTCACGTTACGCACAGCGTCAATGAGTCCACGAAGCACGTCGGGAAGCGAAGACGTCTCGACCGGTGGCGTGAGCCTCTCTGACGCTTTGTGGAGTGCCTGAACCTCTTCGAGAGTTAGCTTTATAGTCGGCCCGGCCGCTAGCGCGCGCATCGAAACCTCCTGCAGTATCTCCGCGAGCTTCTGGTTTGAGGTCATGAAAGCCTCCTTAGCACCTTGCGCATTATTCGCTGCCAATCAAATTGGCACGCTAAACACCTTTCCCACAGTCGTTTCCCATGATGGCATTTCATCTCATGTTCCGATGTCGGAAGCTCGGATTTCATGGCCGGTCAATCCGCAGGCGCCAACACTGAATGATTGAGTTGTTGCATAACCGTGAGCCGTAGCAAAAGCCGTGACCGATGACCCAACGGAAAAACGCGAAGCCTTCGCCTATCGATGACAGCGACTCTTTCACGGCAACACCACGTTCAGCCAATCGCGTAGCGCGCGGGCCTCTTTGACGCTAAGGCAATCAGCGTTGATAGTGACGTCGATGAAATACGGCTGTTTGTCATTGACCATGCAACTGACGTCGCCGTATGAGAACTTCTCGACGCGTTTGAAGTCCTCCTGATCTGCAGTGGGGTTAGCTGGTGACATGGCGGCGCTCCCATTCCTTATTGAGTTCCCAGAGAGCGGTGTGAAAGCATGTATCCCAGGTCGGGTTATCTCGGGCCTGCTTGACGATGCGCTCAGACTCCCAAATACAGACCTTCACCTGCGCATCGATCAAACGCGTCTGACCCTCCATCGCCCACTTGATCGCCTCGGTAAGCGTCATGCGGCGAGGCTCAACTACTCGCGGTGGAATGCAGTGCTGATCATCGACCGGTACGCGCTCCTCTTCGGACAGCGGAGCATTCACTTCTGTTTCCCCTTCCACTCGTCGTCTTTCTCTATGGTCATCTTGAAGTACATGCGAGCGGCGCTGTGATACACGATGATCCCCTCGGGCTTCATGAACCCGGGAGCGGCGCGGCTACCGTTGGTCTTCAGATCCTCCAGGGCTTTATCTGCGTCGATTAGAGCGCCTTGGGCCAGAATCGGGACTACGCTGCAACATGAAGGCAGGTTGGGGTTCTCAGGAGTCCAGCGGCCCACGTTGAACAGGGAGAACACCTTGCGATCCATCCCGTAGCGACGCTGGATGCCAGATCCCCACCACTCGCCGTAGTGATAGCCCTCACCGAGCTTCGCCAACTCCTCGGCGTTGTCCTCAACCCACCGTGCAAAACCGTAGTTGTCGTCATCCGGCGTGATGACCTTACTGCGTGACTGTGCAGAAATGCGGCCATCGGGCGAGATGACGATGCATGCATTGGTACCGTCTATCTTTTCCGTGATGACAACGTTGCGCTTCAACCGCGCAATCTTCTCGAATTCGCGGAAGGGCATGCTTGTCTGATCAGTGGACGGAAGACTCTCGCTCACGACATGACTCGCTGTGACATCACGGCCCGCTCGACGTCAGTCAGGTCCCACGCGGCAACAACCAACCATGCATCGCCACCAATGCGACGGAGCAGGTAGGGATCAACCGGGTAGCGCTGGGTCCACTCAGCTTCCCAAAGGATGTGGTAGTTCTGCATGCCCCGCTTCGGCCGCAGGTGAATCGGGATGAGCGGCACGGTTGCCTCGTGCTCGTAGCGCCGCTGCTTGCCGGCCAGGGCGCGCTGGTGAGTCGCCTCAATGCCGGGCCAATCCATGCGCACAACCTCGAGCCGGTCACGCGTGTTCGGGTAGCGCTTCCCGAAGGTGCAACTATCGCGTGACGTACGCCACCAAGCGCTCGCCATGTGCGCAGGAGCGATTGCCAGCTTCGGACAGCCGTCTTCGCCCAGTCCCGCGACTCGGATGGACTCCAGCGCTCGAATGACCGTCTTACCCTGCGCTATGCGCTTGTAGATGGCCGCGATCTCGGCGTCGGCCGGAGTCTGGCGATGGACGTGGGACTGGTACTTCTGCCAGAGCTCGCGCGCCTGGTCGCGATCAATCTGCTGAAGAGCTTCGACTTTCATAGCAAGGTACCTTTGTGTAGAACGGTTTTCTTATCGGCCACCGGGAGACTCACGGGTAAGCCGCCTGATGCTTGGCCGCGTCGTACGGCTCTCGCAGAGCAGGAGCGATCGCCCCACCGAGGCTCAGCGTCTTGCAGTGACGGCATTGGTACAGCCCGACCTGTCCCTGCGTGCGCGGGGTGAAGGTCGGATCGGCGCGCTCGACGCTCACGAGGTAGATCCAGGCGCACTGGCGGAACCAGCAGCTCACGGCGTGCTCCGGGGCAGCCTGAGAGTGGGGCGCCTGACGGGTTGCACGCGCGTAGAGAGCAAGGCGGGCTGGCGTAGCTGCTCGCAGAGCGGCTTGCGTGGGATTTGCGGAATAGGGGGCTTGGGCGGGCGGGCGAGGGCTACGCCATGATGATCTGCACGTCCCATTCCTCTGGCAGCGGTTGCTCCTCGATAGAGGTCAGATCCAGGTATGCCACCTGAGCCTTCAGGGCGCGGTTCTCGGACTGGTAGATCGCGATTTGGGAGCGCATGAGAGGCGTGGCCAGCACGTCGTGACGGGTGATCTGCCATCCCTCGGGTGAGATCAGCAGACCGCGCCGGCAGACCCAGCCGGACCACTTCGGATCGAAGCATTCGAGGTCGCCGCGGAGTAACATGAGAGCGCTTTCCGGCGGACAGGTTGTCGCATTCTTCCAGCGCTGCGCTGTCTTCTCGGACACCCGACAAATCCGGGCTATCTCCTTGATAGGGATGCCTAAAAGCTCCGGGGGTCGAGGCGCCATTGAGCCACAATAACCCAATCTGCGACACGACATAATATACACGATTCGAAATTCGTTCCGAATCAACAGCGCTAAAATTCTTTTCTCGAAAGCACATTAGCTTTATACCGTCACTTCTGCGAAGCAGACACTCTGTCTGCATGGAAGCGAGCGACCGCTCGTTTGCGCAGTAGGGTGATGTAGCGACAGACAGTCGCTATGTGCACGCCGAACTTGGCAGCGCATTCGTTGAGTGTTGCGCCTTCGCGGCGCATCTTCCAGAGTTGCTCGAGCTGGGCGTCGGTCAGAATGCGGGTTCGTCCACTACTCGTACGATATTCAGGTTTGGGCTTCGTCCATCGATCGATAGAGTTCTGGGCCCGGGTGCCGAGATACATGTGACTGGTATTGCAGCACACCGGGTTATCACATTTGTGGAGCACACAGATGTCGGCGCCGCGAATCGGACCATACGTCAGGATCCACGCCTTGCGGTGCGCGTGAATCGGCAGGCTCTGCAACGACGTCAGACCATGGCCTGAGGGCTTCGTAAAGCCCTGCCACGGCCAGCAATCATCCGGGAGGCCGCGCAGTACCTTGGCCCAGAAGAGGGCGTTCAGGCACTTCTGATAAGGCGTCATGGGCCAGTCCGGTTTGAGCGCTTCCATCAGTGCCGCGCCTTGTGTGCCAGCGAAAACTGTCGCCACGTACGCCCCATCAGCAGCGTGCGGCGCGTCTTCAGCGAGCAACCGCGGAAATATCTAACCATGTCGCGATACGATCGACGGGGGAAGATCTTTTGCTTGATCTCCCCCCGGATGAAAGTCACCAGTAGAAATAACGCCGTTCCGGGATGGCGCTTGCCCATACTCCAGGTGACTTTCAGATAGTGATTCCATCGACTGTCCATGGTGTTCTCCTTGGCTCATACCTTGATCCGCCCTTCCTCGATCAACATCGCGAGCGTCCGAATCACGCCGTTCACCAACATCAACTCCCGCTCGTCGGCCGTGAACGTCGAATTGCGCTGGCCGTCAACTATCTGATGGCATGCGTAACAGCCGTAGGCGCCACACCAGTCGGGTGATTTCAACCCCATGCCAGACATCCCGGCGATGCGGTAGTGGCAGAGCACGACCGTCTCCGTGCCGCCAATGCAGTGCAACGGAACTCGGATGAGGCATTCGCGGCCACGGGCCATGTCGCGAAGGTTCTTCACGCGGCACGCTCACGATGCAACATGTAGGCTGGGTCTGGATCGGGGATGACAAGACAACACTTTTCGGCCGCGAAGCGCTGCACGAATTCAACGTAGTCGGAGAATTGCGTCGTGGTGAGCACTGAGCGCTTTCTGTTCTCATCGCGTGTCGTCGTGCGGATCGGCACCGACTCGATGCCCTTGAGGTTACGCGGCGTCTTCGGCACGCGCTTATCCTTCCAGCCCCAGTAGCTGCCGCAGAGCAACTCGTGCACTTCCTCGATCTCGTAGCCGCTGCGCTCGGAGATCATCTTGTTGCACACCCCAAAAAGGTATGCGTTCTGGCTCGCGCTGCGCACGTGCTTGACCGGCTCGGCTGTGATCTTCCACGCGACCAACTCATCGAGAGATGAGAGGGCGGCAAGGGCCAATTTGAGGGCTCGCTCACGTGTCCCTCGAGGGAGAATAAACTCAGGCATAACGGTCCTTTCGCGGCCTGCCCCGCCGCACCGTGCAGCCGATCTCGCGCAGCAGCCAGTAGCACCACTTGCGCTCATAGCCGCTCATTACGCGGCCTTCCCGTTGGTCTCGCCCTTGGCGCGCGCGATGACTTCCTTGATCGCGCGTCGCGCGCCAGAGGGAATATGTGACCACGCCTCGCGGTAGAACACCTCGTCCTCGACGATCTCGTTATGGATGTCGAGTACAGCCTGATCCAGTCCCACGTCGAGCGCTTCCTGCAGGCGCTTCGCGTATTCCTTCACCAACTTAGGATCGGGCCGCGCAGGCTCGGTCCCACGGTGCTGGGCGCTCTCGGCGTCGTCATCGACCTGCGCCAACCCCACCATGGCGGCCAGCGCGTAGCGCCGCGCATAGGTCATCGTAGAGCCCACAGCCTGGGGGCTGAAGTCTTTAGGCTTCATCGGCAGCCGCGAGCGAATCCACTCTCCTGACTCGTGCGCGAGCAACGTGACGATGGTCACGAAATCTGCGCGGATCTCCGTCGTCTGGATCACCGCCAGTCCGTTCTCGGAGAGCGGCTTGCGGCAGGCATCCCAACAGGCTGCAAGGTCGGCGTACTTGCTCTTGAAGAACGGGTTCGACGAGTCCTTCAATGCTCCGGTGATGCTGCCTTGAGCTTTGGCCAGCGCGCCGGCGAGCTTGCCGATGTCAATGGTGGTCTCGGTCATCGATCCGAGATACTGCGGCTCATCGCCACGGGGAAAATCATCGTTCATCTGTGCGTTCATTCTTCCTCCAGTCCTGCCGCCAGCCTAAAATGTCGGCCTCACGTTAAAACGCCACCCGTTACAAGGGCTGGCGACAGGAAACTCGTTACAAAACCTTGCGACGTTCGATCATCCGGCGCACCCGATGCGCGCGGCGCCAGTCGAGCCGGAACGTGCGTATGTCAACGCCCCAATGCGGCGAGATGCGTAGCCGGACTTTCACGCCGATACCTCATGGCTCAGCGAAAGCAACTTGGCGCGCTCGCCCTCGATCTGATTGAGCTTTTCCTGAAACTTGTTGCGCAACTCGGCTTCGACGGTATCCAACACTCTCAGGTGTTCCTGAACGACGACCTCTTTCGACAGGGGCGGAAAAGTGACGTCGATCCATTCAGATATCCGCAGATATCCGGGGGCGTACTCGCCTTTCAAATCCAGATTCGATTCTTTAACGATCGTGGTGTAGTCGAACGGGGAGGTCGTATCTTTATACATCGCGATTTTCATAAATTGCCCTCGCCGTGGGGTAGCCGCGTACGCATGCTCTCGACCTCGTGCACCATGACGGTCCAGCGGAAATAGTCATCCAGGGGCTCACCCGGAACGTACGGCGTGAGCGCGTTGTAGAAGTCCTGCAGGCGCTGCTCGTTGGCGGCGAACCACAGGCGGAAGCTGCTCACATGGCTGTTGTCGAAGGCCGGCCGGGGCAGGACGCGGGCGATGATGGGCGACACTTCGGTCATGGTGCTCATGCCTGCGTCCCCCAATAGCCGTAGATGTCTTTCGGCCACGTATCCATGTTGTCCAGTTCGGCCTCGTCGTTGAGATACGCTTCGAATTCCTGCGCGCACTGACATGGCGTAACTGATTTCACGCAGCCGCAATGCGCGTAGATTTCTTCTGTCATGACACAAAGCTCATGGCCAACATGCCTGCTACGAGCATCGCGGCGCTCCAAAACGCGAAGGGCAACATCGATTCCGCCTTGCGCCGATCGACCGTCTGGCCCGCTGCCTCGCGCTCGAGCATCGCCAGAATCGTCTGGCCGGTGGAACCCGCCTCGCAAATCGCGCCGCTTCGATCCTGGCGTAGGTTTGTCGGGTTGTTCACGGGGCGGGTTCTCTCAACGGGCGCTCGGGGTGCGAGCTGATGAGCAGTATATTGCTAGCAGCATGCACTTGAAGTCAAGCAGCATATTGCTACGGACATGCGAATCCGCTCGAAACCGTGAACCGGTCGAGATTTCAGGTCACAGGAGAGTCAGTCAGTTTGAATTTGGACCGGATACGCGAACGAAGCCGCGTTCTTTATAGTCCTGAATGCACTGCGCCTCACGTTGCTGGATGGCGCTTTCTGCAAGGGTCACCGCGTGGGGCCCGCCACACTTCACAACCTCACCACTCTTCTCGTTTTTGAGATACACGGTGCTGTCGGCACAGCCACTCAGAAGGAAAAGTAGCGGAAACAGCTTTTTCATGTGGCTTTGCGGGTCGCATGGCGTTGGGCAATCAGCGTAGAGAGCGGCTTGGCCGCAGCCTCGAGATACGTCTGGAGTAGGTCCGGCACTTCTTTGGAGTCGAGGATCTCTATCGGTAGCTCTGGGACGAGCAGTAGCCAGCCAGGAAGGTCGAACGCTTTACCCAGCCCCGTGATGACCACCGTCGTCGGGGCGACCTCCTGGCGCAGCACGTTGCCGACGTGGGTCTGGCTCAGGCTTGCCTTCGCCGCAACCTTCGCCTGCGTCCAACCGCGGCGCTCCATCAGCGCCCGCGTATTCGTCGCCAGAACTTCCCGAATGGAATCTTTAGCCGCCATTTCGAAAGGGTACGGCGACTCGCTAGCATCATATTTGGCATCGCTCAGCAACATCCTGCTTGCGAGCCTAGCAACTTCTTGCTAAAACAGTACGCATGGACTTACATAACGTTCGCGAATCCTTGCACAAGGTGCTGAAAAATCGGCACATGACGCGGGAAGCGTTCGCACGCAAGCATGGTTTGAGCTCGTCCTGGCTCTATAAATTCGCTCAGGGGAACGCCGACAACCCGCGCTTCCGCTCGCTGGAGCGCCTCCAGAAGGCGATCAATATTGAAGCCGACGCTTCATGAGCCTACAGCCGCTCGGACCACTTCAGCCATTCGTATGCAGTCCGAATGATGTTCTGCCCCAGATAGATCATCTCGCGCGCGATCCACGCCACGACTGCGGCCGTACCGAGACTCAAGCGCCGTGTCATAGGGCTCTCTCTTCACAAATTACGGCCGCGCACGCTGTGCTGCAGAAGGGTAGCAAGTAGATGCGCTGCAGTGTCTCAAAATTGGAACACCGTGACGCACGCACCGACGGGGTGCAGCAATCCAACGGGCTCCTAATATTTCAGGCTATATCCAGCAAGAGTATACGCGAGTGAGTTTCGCCACGAAACGCCTACCACTCGCTCGCTTCGCCGCGCTCCTACCGCAGGCGCAGAAGATCTTCGGTGATCTGCCGCCGGTGGCGAGGGCTCCCGTTGCTCCTGAGCCAACACGCTGTCCGTTGTGTGGACAAGTGAGGCCTCATGAACGGCGATGAAGACGACTGGATGGAGCGGGGCTGGCTCAGATCGATGGTCTATGGCTGCTCGGCGCTGATCGTGATCGGGGTGGTGTGGCTCGTCTGGTCGGTGACGACCAACCCGTAGGCGCAAATGAAAACGCCCCGTGGGAGGTAAGTCCAACGAGGCGTTCTGGGATAGCGCGCTGTCAATCGAGTCAACGGTTGAAGTGTGTACCAGTTTCGATCGGACTACAAGGGTGCCAACCCGAAACGTATGGGTGCGCTGTGTCATGACACACAGACAGTCGATAGAGCGTGGAACTGACACACGACGCTAAAGGCTGAATACCGGGCTCTGATGACCACTTGCATCCCGGACCCGTAAGGGACGACGAGTACTTCGACCGCAGTCCCACGGATAGGGACCGGAGGGGGAAAGTGGGTCCTTATTGCCTTGAGTGTTTGGATGAAGCGATGCAAATACTGCGGAGAGAACATCACTTGGGAACAGCACGGCCGCACCTCGATCCCTCGAAACTTAGATGGGGTGGATCACCGTGAATCGTGTATCGGACTTGATCGTCGAGGCCGGCCTCTCACGTCTGAGCAGCGTCATGAGGCGCGCGTCAGTGCGTTTCTGGCTCAGCAGAAGAGGGTGAAGCGATGAGTGAACGGGAATCGTTTCTGGAAGCCGCCGTCGATTGTGCTCTGGCGCAACACGACACCTGTTCGGAGCAGCGTGCACGGTATCGGTTTGCATTGGAGGCAATCGCCTTCGGCCGGGTTCATGACCCGATGGGCCACGCATGGGTCGTGCTCGGGCGGCCTTCTACGCCGCTCGCTTGCGCTCCAACGCCAACAGTGCCGCCTCCCAGTGCCCCCATAGGCACGGCGGCAGCTCAGAGCGCGCAAACGCCTGCGGATGCTGGAGTACGAGGGTGAGGAGAGCGGTCATCATGGGTGCCAGTATACAAAAGTGCCTACTTGCACGCCAGCAATGGATATGCCTGTGAGCCGGACCGATCCATATTCGCCCATGGGACCGCCGCCCTCGACGACGACGCATGCGGAAATGACGCAGAAACTAGCCGCACGAGTAGCGGCCGTGAAGCAGTCCGCACCCAGGGCACTCCCTGAGATTCGCCAACAGTTGGGCGCTCTCACGTTCTCTCCACCGGTACTGGATGAGGACAATCGGGTCGTTCAGGATGCCAAACCCATCGCGGACATGGTGAGGTTGCCCGAGGGGTTTGATCCCGCCACGCCCGACCCTCTCGAATGGCTTCCTCCCGTCCGACATCCTGACGGCACCGGCTACATCCGCAGCACGGGCAACACCTACTCGGTGACCAAGAGCTTTGTGAAGGGTGTGGTGGTCTATACGGCTTTCCGTGGGATCGAAGCGCTGCATCCCTCGCACGCCACCGCAGTGGATGCGAAAGCGGTGGCCGATGCGCATTACCAAGGCAACCCATGAGCCGCTGGTCAGCCGCAGATCTGGTTGCCTATACGTCTCGCGGCAACGCGATGATCGCTACTGACAAGCCGCGCACGCGTCATGGGAACCACAAGATCGAATGGCAGGGGCAGAAGTTCGATAGCAAGCACGAACTCAAGGACTTCCAGGGCTTCGAGCTCGAGCGCCTGGCGGGGAAGATCCGATCTGTGATCCGGCAGGTGAGCATTCCCCTGCTGGGCTCACGCCGCCGCATTCGACTCGACTTCGTGATCGTCGAGAACGACGGCCGGATCCGCTGGGTGGACTCGAAAGGCCACGCTGAACGTGAGTGGTTACTAAAACGCGATGTGGTCCAGCAGGCGTATGGAATTCGGATCGAGACCTGCTGACTGTGAGAGCGCGCAAGCACACCCAGCCGGATCGCCACGAGCTCGCATGGTTGCTCACCCTGAGACGGGCGCTGCGGGCGAAGGAGCTGGCTCTGCGCTTCAACTGCAGTCGCGCTTACATCGATGTGGTCGCTCACGAAGCCAAGCAAAATGCCTACTCAGTTGATATTGACGCCGTCATTTCCCGGTGTTTGACGGATAGACTGAAGTGATGAATCGCCTCGCTCTCGGTTTAGTGCTCGCCCTGATCGCGTTGCCGTCCTTCGCGACGGACGTCACGGTGGCGTGCACGCCCAGTACGACCGACACGACTGGCGCTCCGCTGAACCCGGCCGCCGCGGTGACCTTCAACCTGTTCGGCGCGCTGCAGGGTCAACCCAAGCAACTGTTGGCGCCCAGCCCGCTCACGACCTGCTCGAGCGTGCGCAAGAACGTCACTCCCGGCACGCAGTGTTACGAGGTCTCACAGCTCGTAGCCGGGCTAGGGGAGAGCATTCACTCACCGGAGACCTGTCTGGCCGTTGCAGGACCCACAGCGGCGCCTGCGGCTCCTGGGGCGCCCACCGTGACCCTCGTCACCACGAGCACGATTGCGTATGGCCTGGCACCGTCCAACGACCGGTTCGCATTCCTGATCGTGGGCAGCGTGCCGCTGGGCACTGCGTGTCTGCCTGATCAGAGCGCCAACACGTTCCACGTCGTGCCGCGGGCGTCTGTGACGTACGACAAGCCCTACACGTCCAAGACCGTCACGACAGTGCTCGCGCTGTGCAGCGGGTAATCAAAAAACACCTGTGCTGGTGCTTTCCGCGCCAGCCGAAACCGCATCACCACCACGGCGCTGCTGCTGGGCGCCTGGGTCTCACCCACGTTCTGATCAAAGGAAACGCCATGTCCTCAGTCACCGGTACCTACACCTTCCCCGTCACCCGCAAGTCCGGCGCAGCCTTGGCGCTCACCGACATCGACCATGCGAGCCTCACCCGCAATGGCGTGGAGATCGACAAACTGCCCCCCAGTGGAGCCACCGTCAATTTCACGGACGCCTCGCCCCTGACCGGCTCGGACGTGTACGACGCGTTCACGATCACGAAGGACGGGTTCATCGGGGACACGAGCAATGACGCGACGGTCATCGTCGCGAGCGCAGATCCGGCCTCGGCGGGCACGCTGACCGCGACGCTCGTCCCGTAATGGGGTAAACCCGCACGCGCATGCGGCAAAGCCCTTCGAGTGGGGCGGGGTCCGTTATCCCTCCAAAACGGACTTCGCCCGCGCTCACGGCCTGCATGTGTGCACGGTGCATTCCAGACTGCAACGCGGCATCACCGATGAGCGCCTGATCGATCGCCGGAGACTGAAATGAATCGCCTCGCAGCCTTCGCGCTGTGCTTCCTGTCCGTCTCCAGCGCGACAACGCCACCGGTCACCACGCCCCCCCTGACACTCCAGCAAGCCCTGGCACGGGTCGGCAAGGTCTACCACTTCGACTGCATTCCCCACGTCCCGGGAACCGCGGTCTTCGATTACTACGACGCCCTGAACGTCAATCCGTACTGGACCGTGAGTGTGGGGCTTCCCGAGCTCCCGTTCACGCAGACGGTTTACAGCGGCGGACCGGCGACGGTGTACATCCGCGTGACCTGCACGGCCACGAGTGGCTCGATGCCGATGCAGCGGGTGATCTACAAGTTTCACTACCCCGATGCGCCGGTGGCGATTACGCCCAATGCGCCGCGCAATATCACCGTGACTTGACGTGGCGATCACTGAAAGCGCGCTGACCAGCGGCAGCAAGGACGATACCGGCGGCACGTTCACCACGGCTGCGAGCGCCAGTGTTTCGCCGGCAGCAAACAATCTGGTTTTCGTGGATGTCTTTCACAATGCTTCGGTCGCTGCGAATGCGGCCAATCCCACCGGCGTATCCGGTGCGGGACTGACGTTCACACTCGTGGATTCGGTGGTGGATACAGCGGCGGGCTCGACGCTCTCCTGCTGGCGGGCTCTGTCAGGTGCTCCTTCGTCGGGCGCTATCACTGCGACGTTCGCCAACGCGACTTCGGCGGCCGTATGGTCGATTTCCCAGCATGCCGGGATCAATCCCGGAGGCTCCAACGGAGCGAGCGCGGTAGGAACGCCGGCGCACAACTCTGACGGCACGGGCACCGTCAATACGATTGCCGTGACATTGGGCGCGTTTGCCTCCGCTATCGACGGGGTGCACAGCTGCCATGCCTGGTTTAACGCAGGGGCTGTGCAGACGGCCACACCGCGCGCGGGCTATACCGAAATCCATGACCTGGGGACCACTTACAGTGCTGGCGCATTGGCGGACTGCTTGGAAATCCAGTGGCGCCCGGACAATGACACCACCGCTCAGGCGACATGGACCGCTAACGGGGCGGTCTATGCTATCGCTGTGGAGTTGAAAGCCGCGGTGCAGGTGCCTTATCAGCCCAATTACGGCCGTGCTCCGGTGATGGCGCAATGAAACACGCCTACATGCTGCCGCCCAAAGAGCAGACGCATATCACGGAAAGTTACGTCTCCAGTCCGCCGGCCCTGCTCGTCGTAAATGAACAGGGCACCGTCTTCACGTTGGGAGAGACGTTCGCGCAAGATTCCAGCGCTCCCTGGGGGGAATATGCATTCAACGTGCTAGTAAACGGCCAGGATTCGGGGGAATATGCCAGCCGCATCGAGCGGCGCAACGGGAAAGTCAGAATCTACGGTCGCCAGGGATTTAAAACCTGGAACGGTCGAACTTTTATCTAAGCGGGAGTTTCCACAGTGGCACGTGAATATACAGTCGGCATGCTCAATCAAACCGTGACGGGCGCGGTCGATCTCGCCTGGGCCTTTGTGAATCCGGGCACGACGGCCAGCTTGGAATTCCTGCGCGCCTGGGCCTCGCAGGCCGCGAATGCCACGAGCGCGCAGCAGTCGATTGCGCTGCGCACCCAAGTGACCGCCTTCCCCACGCTCACGAGCGCCACGCCTCGCAAACTCAAATTGCTGGATCCGACCTCACAGATCACCGGCGGTACGGCCGGAGCTGCCGGCACGGCGGGCACCAACGCTTCCGTGGCCGGGGCGGGGACGAAGTCGGAAGTCTACGACGACAACTTCAACGTCCTGAACGGCTGGCTATGGGTGCCGACCCCTCGAGACACGATCATGATGAACGCGAGCGCGGCGTCCGGCTTCGGTATCTACGCCCCCGTGCAGCCGACGACACTGACCAGTTGGTCCTGTGGACTGACGTTCGCCGAGCTCGGCTAACCTAAGGGCTAGGTGGGGTACTACTACAACCCCCCACCGCCGACCCAGGCGGTCGTCCATACGCCGATCCCGGCGCAGGGCGATCCGCCCCCCCGGCGCACGTGGGTAAGCCTGTATCAGGTCAGAGCCACTTGGCCGGAACCCACGTGGCCGGCGCAGAGCGAGCCGGATAGCGCGAGCTTCAATGTCGCGCTGGTCGTCCAACCACCCTTCAATGCGCTCGCGAGCTTCTACGCACAACGCAACGCATGGTCCGAGCCTACGTGGAGCGCCCAGTACGCACCGCGGGTAGCCCCTCTCACGCTGGTCTACGGTGATCAGCCGCCGCGGCTCAATCCCCCGCAACCGGTCTGGCCGCAACCTATCTGGGCCGCCCAGAGCGCGCAGCCGAATGCGGGCTGGAATGTTCCGGCTCCCCTTGTCCAGAGCGTTTCGCCCTCGCCACCGCAGTGGCAGTTGTGGCAATCCTGGCAGACAACCCCTCAACCGACGCAGCGGGCGATCACGCAGGTTCAGCCGAGCACTGGGGATCAGCCGAGTCCGCATTCGATCTACCTGCAGATGGCGGTGCGCAATCTGTGGCCCGAATTCATGTGGCCGTCGCAGAGCGCAGCCCCTACCGCAGGATGGAACTTCACCCCCGCTCAGGTCGATAACCCGCCGCCCTTGCCGCAAGTGCTTTGGCAGATCTGGGCGAGCTGGAATATTCCTCCCCAGCCGGTGCAAGGGACCCCGATACAGGTCCTCGACAACACGCTGCCGCCACCGATCGTCAATCCACAAACGTTCAGCGGCGGATTTTTGCTCGCCTACGAGCTCGAGCAGGTCAGGCGGGCCCGCAAGCGCCGGGAACTCGAGGAATTGGCCGAAGACTCTGCCCGGATCGAGGACGATACCAGCCGGCAGATCGCAGCATTCCTGCGCGAGCAGGAAGCACGCGACGCCGAGCAGGCCGACGCGCACCGCCTGCATGAACTGGCACTGCGCTATGCCCGCGAAAAAGACAGCAAGGAACTGTCCGATCGCGTCAAGATCGCGTATGTTCGGGCGCTGAGTCAGGCTAATTTCAGCGCGTTGGAAGCATTCCAGCGCGAACTGGACCGAATGCTCGAGGAAGAGGAAATCGCCGCGCTGACGATCCTGTTCAACGAGGATTGAATAACGACTCTATGACGAATCCGCTGGGGTGTCGCACAACTATTCCTGGTCGTCCTCAGTTGAGGATGGCGAGGCGCGCGCGCTCCAGAAGGATTTCCATCATGACCTTTGCCACTCAGATCACGAGCGACCTGTCCACGGCGTGCGGGCCGGCCACCATCACGCCCATCGGGGAACTGCGGGTGGCGACTCCAGCCTCTCAGCTGTTCCAGGACACGTTCGACACCGGCACGCTGGACACCGTCAACCGATGGGTTACCCCCACCGCCGGAGGCACCGGTATCGCGGCGACGAACGCAGTGGGTGCCACCGTTCTGGATGGCGGTACCACCGCCAATAGCTTCAGCAAGCTCTCCAGCCAAGTGAGTTTCCCGCCCTCGGAGCCGGGCTTTTTGCTGTTTCACGAGCGCATCAATATCGAATTTCCCGTCGTCACGACGGCACATCGATTCTTCGGATTCGGCACCTCCGGGGCTTCCCCCACCATCGCCGCCCCGATCACCCAGGGCTTAGGATTTGAGATCGCCACGGACGGCAAACTGTACGCCGTGGCCTACCAGACCGGCAGCCGTGTCGTCATCGCCGATCTGTCGCGCACCACTGGCAATAAAACCCAGCCTGTGGACGGCAATGCGCACAAATACATCATGTTCTTCCGCGGTGATCAGGGCTTTTTCTGTATCGACGATGAAGACGCCATCGTCGCCAGCTTCCCCACCGGGGCCAGCGGCCCGGATATCAATACGCTGCCCTTGCTCAATCAGGTCATCTCCAACAGCGGCACGCATGCCACGATCCAGTTAAATGCCGCCACCGTAGGAGACACCTCCCACACCGGCTCGACCCAGTTGCTGTGGAATGGCTTCACCTTCGACAAGCAAAAGCCCAATACCGACACCAATGCCACGCTGATCACCGCGGTGGGCGCTACCACCTCGCAGACCGGCGCTGACCAGCTGAACATCAACGGCAAGGGCGTCAAAGTCGTTCTCGATATGACGGTCAATGCCGGGGGAGCCGGCTCCGTCACGCTCACTATTCAGGGCAAGGATGTGGTTTCCGGCAAGTACTACACGCTGCTGGTAGGAGCCGCTGTGGTCACCGTGAGCACGAATGTCTACGAGCTCTATCCGGGCTTACCGGCGACCGCCAACGTCTCGGCCAATACGCTCTTGCCGCGTACGTGGCGCGTGATCACGACGGCGAACAACGCCAATGCCACCAGCTATACCGTAGGAGCTTCAGTCATCGTATGAGCGCCGACAGCATCACGTTCACGACCAATTCCCAGAAGATCGTCGAAGGCAGTACGGTCGTCATCACGGCACGCTTTCGCAATCAGGCGAGCAGCGCGGATGTCACGCCCACGAACGTGAACTATCGCCTGGATGAGCCGGTCTCGCGCTGTGTCATCCAGGACTGGACCAGCCTCACTCCAGGCACCAGCGTCCCGATCACGCTCACCACGGACAACAACCGCGTCCGTAACTGCTTGGCACCCGTAGAGCGCCGCCAGCTCATCGTGGCCTCCGACAAGGGGCTCACGACCGAGTATCGCGACGTATATTTGTACGACATCAAAAACCTCCCCGGAGTGCCTTAGATGGCCAAACTCACCACCGCCGCCCGCAAGAAGCTCAAGAAGAACAGCTTCGCGTTGCCCGGAAAGCGCGCGTACCCGGTGGAAGACCCGAGCCATGCCAGAAACGCGCTCGCCCGGGTGAGTCAATTCGGCACTTCCAGCGAACAGACGACCGTCCGGCGCAAGGTCAAAGCGCGATATCCGTCTATCGGCTAAAGCATAAGTCTCGCCAAGTCAACCACGTTAAGAGGCGGTATCCGGTTACGTTCGTGGGACTGCGCGTAGGCCGTATCGCGCCGAGACTCAAGCGCATGCAGCGCAAGGTGACAAGTCCTGCATAACCACTCGACTTGGAGTGGCTTGGAATAGTCGGAGTGGTGCATTTGCGCGCGGGCCGCGTCGCATTTCTTACAGGGCTGACGCCTTAACTTGCCCCTCCTGAGATACACCCCGGCATAGCTGCGGCAGTTGTCCTTAATCCGCTGCTCAACGGTCAAAGGATGTGCCTTACGCCATTTGCGCATATACCGCGCATGGCAGGAGAGACAGTATTTGCCGCTGGAACGCCTCGGATTCTTCCAGCATTCACAGCACACCTTCGATGAATGTTCCACGGGACACCTTTTGTGTGTTTACGTAGAACTATCTTACCAGTGAAACAATCACTGTTTCACCCGTGAGTCAATATGGTATCGTTGTTTTCAACGATGGCCGCTCCCGCTGGAAATTCAAACGCTTCGAAAAAGAATCGGATGCTCACCGATGCGCTCAAACGCGTGCTCGTGCAGCGTCCGGAGAACGTCGAGGCGATTGCCACAAAACTGATCGAGTGCGCCAAGGATGGAGAGTCGTGGGCGCAGCAACTGATCTTCGACCGCATCGACGGCAAAGTCCCGCAGCCCATTGTGGGGGATGACGACGAACCGCCCATTACTGTGCGGGAGATCCTGATCCGTGCAATCCAGCCTGACGATAGACCTGCCCAAGAAGGCCAGTGAAACGCTCGTCCCGCAGGCGCGCTTCAAGGTTCTCTACGGCGGCCGGGACTCGGCCAAATCCTGGTCCATCGCTCGCATGCTGCTCGCCCGGGGACGCGCCAAACCTGAACGCATCCTGTGTACGCGCGAAGTCCAGAAGTCCATCGCCGAAAGCGTTCACCAGGTCTTGAGCGACCAGATCAAGTTGCTTGGGATGAGTGACTTCTACGAAGTCCAGAACAACTACATCCACGGCAAGAACGGCACCCAGATCAGCTATCACGGCCTTTCGGGTCAGACCGCGACCAGCATCAAAAGCTTCGAGGGGACGACGATCTGCTGGGTCGAGGAAGCCCAGACGGTGAGCAAGCGCAGCTGGGACATCCTGGAGCCCACCATCCGCGCGCCGAACTCCGAGATCTGGGTGAGCTTCAACCCAGACATGGACACGGACGAGACTTTTCGGCGCTTCGTTACCAATCCGCCTGCCGACAGCATCGTGTGCAAGATGAACTGGCAGGACAACCCGTGGCGCTCCAAGGTCCTGGACGCTGCTCGCCAGAAGATGCAGCGCGACGATCCTGACAACTACGCGCACATCTACGAAGGCCTGTGCCGCCCAGCCATTGAAGGCGCGATCTACTACAAGGAAGTCTCCGCGCTGCGAGCGTCCAAACGCCTGTGCAATGTCCCCTACGACCCGATGCTCAAGGTGCATGTCGTGGTCGATCTGGGCTTCAACGACTTCATGTCCCTGCTGCTGTGCCAGCGGCTCGGAAGTGAGATCCGCGTGATCCGCTACATCGAAGACCGGATGCGTTACATCCCGAGCTACCACCAGGAGCTCATCGACCTCAAGTTGAACTACGGCACGCTTTACCTACCCCACGACGGCAAGGCTAGACACGTCACGGGGACCAGCGCGCAGGAGCAGTTCGAGGCGTTGGGCTGGAAGACGGAGATTGTCGAGGACGTGGGCGTGGAGCAGGGCATCCGCAAGGCCCGTGAGATCTTTCCTCGTCTGCTGGTCGATCAAACCCACGGAAGTGAGTTGCTCAATCGCTTGGGCCGCTACCGGCGCCGCGTGAATGCGGAAGGACAGGCCAGCACGCCCATTCATGACGATGAGAGCCATGGCGCGGATGGCTATCGCTATCTGTCTCTCGTAGCCGATCAGATGACCAACGAAACCACCCGCATTGAGAATCCGTACGGTTCGTATAGAAGGGCCTATGCATAAGTTTCTGCCTGAATTCGGCGAGTGGTACGCCCGCGATATGCTCAAGCGCGCAAGGCCTGGCTTGGAAAAATACTTCAAAGAAGTGGCGAGAATCAATGCTGAGGGGGCGAGTCTTATCAAAGATTCGCCGCTCAAACCCCGAGAAGTGGGGGATTTATCTCGTGGCTGAGTTTCCCGTGACCGACTCCGACGAGGAGAAGCCCAAGTCCTACAAGGACGACAAGAAGCTGCTCACGCGGGTGCGTAAGCGCACGCAGCTTATGATCGAGGCGGATCGGGAGAATCGCAAAGACGCGCAAGAGGACATGCGCTTTCTGCAGGTGCCCGGCGCTCAGTGGGACCCGAAGACCAAGACCTCCCGCGGCACGCGGCCCTGCTACGAGTTCAACAAGACGCGTATCAAGGCCAAACGCATCATCAACGAGATGCGGGCCAATCGACCGGCCGGGAAAGTGCGCGCGGTCGAGGACAGCGATAAGCCCACGGCCGATGCGCTCGAGGGAATGTGCCGCAACATCACGAACGTGTCGGATCTGGACACGATCACCGATTACGCCGCGGAGTACCAGGTCGGCGGCGGCATGGGCGCGTGGCGCGTGGATACCGACTGGGCTGACGACACGTTCAACCAGGAGATCCGGGTGAACATGATCGTGAATCCATTTTGCCTGTACGCGGACCCCGCCTCCAAGGACCCGCTCAAGCGCGATGCGAAAGACTGGTCGCTGATCGATCGGCTGGACAAAACGACATACGAGGCGAAGTACGGCAAGAAAGCCCGCAAGATCGATTTTAGCGCTGATGTGTTCGATGACTCCTCTGAGTGGATCGATACGGAGACCGTTCGAATCTGCGAATACTGGTACCAGGAACCGATCGAGAAGGAACTGTGGCTGCTCAAGACCGGGCAGACCGTCGATGCCGCAGATCCGAAGTCGGCGCAGATTACACCCGATCAAATTGAGAAGAAGCGCACGGCGGACTCCGTCAAGTGGATGATGTGCATTGCATCTGGGGATGCGATTCTCGAAGGTCCCACCGAAGTCAAAGGCAAATACGCCGCCTTCGTCATCGTCTATGGCGAGTGGGTGATAATCGACGGCAAACCGCTATGGTTCGGGCTTACGCGCAATGCCAAGGACGCGCAGCGCAGTTACAACGTCAGCCGTACGGCGGTGACTGAGACGATCGCGAGCGCGCCGAACAGTCACTTCTGGGCTACCGCCGAGCAAGCCAAGGGCAATACGGACCTGTGGAACAAGGCCCTGAGTGAGAATCTCCCGTACCTGCTCTACAACCCTGATCCCAAGGCCGGCGGACCGCCGACGCGCATGGGTTCTGCGGACATTCCCGCAGCCCTCATCCAGGAAATGCAGATTGCCGATCAGGAACTGAAGGACGTCACGGGGGTGTACGACGCTTCCCTTGGCGAGCGCAGCAACGAGCAGTCCGGGGTTGCGATCAGTCGGCGGTCCGAACAGACGCAGATCGTGAACTTCAACTTCCCCGACAACATGTCCAAGGGGATCAAGCGCACGTGGGAGATCATCATCGACCGCATTCCGTACTACATCGACACCGAACAGACGGTTCGAATTCTGGGCCGGGACGGTGCGGAGGAGTACATCAAGGTCAACGAGGCCGGCACGGATCCCAAGACAGGCGAGCCGGTGATTCTCAACGACCTCTCGCGGGGGAAGTATGACGTCGCGGTGACTGTGGGCCCCTCGTTCACCACGCAGCGCCAGGAAGCGGCCGAAACCTACGGCCAGATGGCGCAGGGCAACCCGCAGTTGATGACCGTCGCCGGCGACCTGATCTTCAAATCCATGGATCTGCCGTACGCGGAAGAAATCGCAGAGCGCCTGCAAGCGATTCTCCCGCCACCCATCCAGCAGATGCTGGGACAGGGCAAGAACGTCCCTCCAGAAGTCCAGCAGGTCATGGCGCAGGCTCAACAGGCCATGGCGCAGGTTCAACAGCATGGCCAGCTGGTGCAGAAGGCCGCCGCGGAGCTCGACACCAAGTCGGCAGAAGTCGAATCGTCGATGGCGGACCTTTCCGTCAAGCGCGCGCAGTTCGACGCGGACGTCGCCAAGTCGCTGGCGAATATCACCATGCAGGAAGCCGCCTTGGTGCTCGAGCAGGCCAAGGCCCAGGCAGGTCAGGCGACGCAGAGCACGGATACTTTGCGTGAAACTCTCCAGCTGGACGTGCAGAACGCACTGACATCAATCCAGCAGTCTTCCGCTCAGTACCTGCAGCAGGCGCTGGAGTCTCTGGCGCAGATCCACGCCTCGAGCCAGCCGCAAGTCATCATGGCGCCCTCACCACCGAAGCCGCGCATCACCCGCATCAGCCGCGTGAACGGCGCGCTCGTACCGGAATACGAGGCGCCCACTGATTCACCGGTGCAACAGTCCTTGACGCCAGCCATGCAGTAGACGAGGATTGTCGCACCCATGAAACAGGGGCGAAAATCGCTCAATGAGCGCCGAACAAGCCGAAGTTGCTGCAACAACTGAAGGTGCTGAGCCAGAGGCGGACGCCAAGGCTCTGAACCCGAAGAGTGCGGAATCAGCCCCCGCCGTCGTTGATACGGACGAAGACGCCAGAGAGCTTAAAACCTCTGTGGGCAAGCGTATCGATGAGCTGACCCGACGACGCTACGACGCAGAGAGGGAACGGGATCACTGGCGCGATATGGCGCTGAAGTCCCAGCCGCCTCCACAAGCGAAGGTCGAGGAAGCTTCCCAGGGTAAGACGCTGGCTGATTTCGGCTACGACGAGGCGAAGTTCGCGGCGTACTGGCGGGAGGAAACGCGTAAAGAAGCAGCATCGGCCGCGCGCGAAGAATATCGCAAGAGCCAGACGACCGAGTACGACGCGCAACGGGATGAGGAATTCGCGGAGCGGGAAACCGACTTCGCAAAGGACCTTCCCGACTACATGGAAGTCACGCGTGATCAGAGTTTGCCGATCACGGAAGCCATGGCCGAGACGATCAAGGACTCCGAGAACGGTCCCGCGATCAGTTATCACCTGGGAAAGAATCCTCGACTGGCCGCTCAGATCGCCCGGTTACCCCCGTTGCAACAGGCGCGGGAAATCGGCCGGATCGAAGCGACTCTCGCCAACAAGCCCGTAGTCCCGAAGGTCAGCGCGGCCCCGCCGCCTGCTCCGAAGATCGCCGCTGGGGATTCCAAGACGGACAAAGATCCGGTGGAGATGAGCCCAGCCGAATTCGCGAAATGGCGTGCGAGATACAAAAAGCGCTAGTTCGAGGGTTTGATCATGTCCAATGCATTTGCAGTCACCGACCTGGTGGCTAAGGAAGCGCTGCGCATCGCGCACGAAAAGCTGCAGTTCATCGGCACGGTGGACACGCAATACGACGATTACTACAAGGAACGCCCGGGCTCAGGCCACGGCGCTTCCTTGCGCGTCAAGCGGCCCAACCAGTACAGCCGTCGCCAGGGCTCGCGGGTGATGTCGGTGCAGGATCAGGACGAACGCACGCAGACCATCACGGTTGCGACGCAGGACGGCGTTGACATGCGCTTCAACTCCCAGGAGTTGGTGCAGTCCGTCTCCAACGGAGCGGCGTTCAACGACCTCTCGGACAACTACATCCTGCCGGCCGTCTCGGTGCTGTGTTCGGGTATCGAGTCGGACTTCATTGCCTTCTGCACGAAAGCCACTTGGAACACAGCCGGTACCGCCGGCACACCTCCCACGGATCTGGTCGCGGTAGGGGCTGCTCGCGCCAAGCTTAATCAGGGACTGGCGCCGAAGGACGGCAACCGCTGCATCCAGTACGACTCGGTCAACATGGGCACGATCGTGAACGGCCTGAAGGGGCTGTTCCAGGATTCCACCCAGATCAAAGAGCAGTACCGGGAAGGCATGGTCGGCCGGACCGCGATGGCCGATTGGTACGAAAACGACCGCATGTGGACGCTCACGAACGGTTCGGACGTCACCGGCACCACGGATGCGGCAGCTCTCGTCACCGATGCCACGCTCTCCAGCGCCAATGGCGTCACCATCGACATGCACACCACGGTCGCGGTGGCCGCTCAGGTGGTGGGGCAGGTCTTCACGATTGCGGGTGTCAACGCCTGCCATCCGGAGACGAAGGCGGCTTACAACAACCTACAGCAGTTCACGATCACCGCGATCGGCGCCACCACGACCACAATCGCCCCGCAGATCTACCTGACTGGTCCCCGGCAGAACGTCTGCAAGTCCACCGGTGCGCAGCTGGCGACCACGGATTTCAACTCTCAGACGCTCACCTTCATTGGGGTTGCCAGCACGTCCTACGTGCAAAACCTGATGTACCACAAGGAAGCGTTCCAGTTCATCACAGCGGATCTGCCCTTGATGGACGACGCGCAGAAGTGCGTGCGCAAGATGCAGGACGGCTTGGCGATCCGGGTGTGGATGGGCTCGGACATCCGCAACGACGAGCTTCTGATGCGTCTGGACATCCTCTACGGCATGGCTGCGCTGCGGCCGGAATGGGCGTCCCGGATCACGATGTAACTCAAAAGGGGGCGTTCACGCGCCCCTGGTCCCTACAAGGGCAACCCGGCTTCAAGCCACTCTACAGAGGTAACTTTTTATGTCAGCAGCATCAGGTGTTTCCAGCGGCACCGCTCTTTACGAGCAGCTTTCATATGGCGGCAGCGCCTCCATGTGGCGTGGCCAGCATCAGCAGATCATTGCCGATGGCGTGGCTACCCGCACACTTCTCCCGAAGGAGGCAGGCTCCTTATGCCTGTTCGATGGCGCGGCGGGCGTGATCTACACGCTTCCCACTCCCGTCATCGGCATGAAATTTCAGTTTGGCACGTCAATCTCGCGCACCTCCAATGCGCATAAGGTGATCACGAGTCTGGCGACTGAGTTCATCACCGGCGGTGTTTTCCTCGGCAACAGTGCGGCGGCCACAGGCGAGTTCTTCGCAGCTGACGGTACGACCATTCGGGCATGCTCCTCGAACGGCACGACGACGGGCGGCATCATTGGAGATCAATACGAGTTGGTCGCGATCTCGACCACCGTATGGTTCGCACGCGGCATCCTCAACCAGACTGGCACCGCAGCGACCCCGTGGGCAACTTCGTAACCGGCTGACATCCGGGGCGGGACTGACACCGCCCCTTCCGGGGGCTCTGTGGCGATCACCAATACTGACCTCATCGCCGATTCCCTGCGCGAACTGGGCGTGATCAATGAGATCCAGGCGCCGAGCGCCGAGCAGGCGGCGTTTGCCTTACGCAAACTCAACCAGATCATGGCCCAGCTGGATTTGGATGACCTTAATTTCCAGTACTTCCCGCAGGCCACAGGAGATTTGGGCAACAACTGCCCGATCCCGGCGGCCGCCGAACTGGCCATCACCTACATGCTGGCGATTGCCCAGGCTTCCAACTACGGCAAGACCGTATCGCAGGAACTGGGGACGATGGCTGCCAATGCGTGGGAAACAGTAATGAGTGCGATTGTGGCCCAACAATTGCCCCAGGCCACGGTGGTAAACCGGCCCAATGGCGCAGGTTGGTCACGCCGTCATTCCCGGATTCTGACCGGCTGATGCAGCTGCAACTCCCCATTCACTCCTACCAGCTGCGCAGTAAGCCTGCGAGTACGGCGCGTCTCGTCAACTGCTTTGCAGAACAGTTGCCACCGGATGCGAAGACGGCCGTATTGCTAGGGCGCACTCCGGGCGTCACTGATTGGACCACGGTGGGAACAGGGCCTATTCCCCCAGGTGGCATGCTGCCGGCCATGGGGCTGCTGTTTGTCGTGTCGGCCTCGAAGTTGTATTCCGTCACGGCAAATCGGGTGGCGACATTGCTGGGAGACGTCGGGATACCCGGCAACATCGATATGGACACGAATGGTTCAGCGGTCGTGGTCGTGAATGAACCGTTGGCTTACTACTGGGACGGCGCCACGTTCGGCCAAATCACCGATCCGGATTTTCTGGCACTGGGCGCCAATGGCGTGGAGTTTGATGACAACTTTATGCTGTTCACCGAACCGAATTCGGATGTCTTCTTCGGAGCTGACTTAGGATCCGTCACGTCCTTCGATGCGCTGAATTTCGCCAGCGCCGAAGGATCGCCCGACAAGTTACGGGGACTGAAGGTCGATCACCGCCAGGCTATCCTTTTGGGGACGGACTCACTGGAACTGTGGCAGAACATCGGGCAACAGGGATTCCCCTTCGACCGCGCGGCTAACGGCTTCATCGAAATTGGTTGCTTCAATGCCAAAACGGCCGTCAAGCTCGACAACTCCGTGTTTTGGGTGGCGAACGATTACACCGTGCGTCGGTTAGACGGCAACACGCCCACCCGAGTCAGCACGCATGCGGTCGAGCAGTTCCTGACCACGGTCACGATCGCATCAGGCTATGCCTACGGCTACACCCAGGACGGCCATCTGTTCTACGTGCTCACCTTCAGCGAAGGCACCTACGTCTATGACTGCACGACGAAGGAGTGGCACGAGCGCGGGACGTACGGAAAGACGAACTGGATCGCGGGCGTCCATGCGCAAGCGTTCGGGCTGGAACTCGTAGGCGACACCACTTCCAATCGCATCGGCTACCTCTCGGCCACGGATTACGACGAGTGGGGCGGTATTCAGCGCATGGAATGGACGTACCAGCCGGTCTACGCGCAGGGCAAGAGAGCCTTTCACCACCGCTTGCAGATGATCTGCGAGGTGGGCGTGGGACTGACCCTGGGACAGGGCTCGGATCCGCAGATCATGCTCGACTACTCGGACGACAGTGGAAAGACCTGGTTCTCCATGCCCAATCGCTCGTTGGGAAAGATCGGCAATTACCGCCAGATCGTGACGTGGGATCGCTTGGGGAGCACCGAGAACACGCGGGTCTACCGAGGCGCGGTGAGTGACCCCGTCAGAGTTGCGATCACTGACACGATTTTGGATGTGGAAGGAGGGCGCGTATGAGTCAGCGTCTCTTCTCGATCCGCTCCTTTGTGGCGATTCCGCAGGCC